GGGGAATCTCGCCGCGTCCGATGGCCTGCTCCCGGTCCCGGTAAATCCTGGATCCCAGGCCAACGGTGCCAGCTGCTGCGGTTGTAAACGCAGCCAGGATCTGCTCACACCTGCTAGCCGTCATGGCGTCCGCTCCTGCAGTGCCACACCCAGGGCCACGTTTGCGGCGCCGCTGAGAGCCGCCATAGCTTCAGATCTTGGGGCCCGGCAGGCTGACCCGCCATGGCCCCGCAGACATGCCGCCCAGTCAGCAACCCCTACACCAGCGCCGGCGAGCAGGCAGAGGCCAGCGAACAGCAGGCAGGGGCCAAAGAACTTGGTCATAGTTTTCCCTGCCTCAATCGTTCGTCGTGCTCATCTGTAATCTTTTCCAGATGATTAAAACGTTTTTCACTATGTTCAATCCAAATTGCTATGCGGGCCTCGAAACTGCCAAGACCCTTGGCGATTGCGTAAAGAGCCTTGACACCACTTCCGCAAATTGCAGTAGCCAATGCAGCGAGGGCAATGGCGGCCTCAGGTCCCATGATCGCGTCGTGCAGTTGAGCTGATAGGGCCATGCTAGGGAGGCGAAATGGCGTTGATAAAGGCCTGGGGGAGGTGGCAAGCCTGAGCCAGTCCGACCAGTTCAGCCACGCGGGAAGAGGGGATCTGGGCGGCGGCTACTACCGTGGCCCAGCACGCAGCAAAATTCACATATTCACCCTGCAGTTTTGCCTCCAGCAGCGCCGCTGACAGGCCGCGTGCAGCATTAGGCACCGTGGGGTCAGCAACGAGGACAGCAATGTTGAGGCCGGGATCAGCTAGCGCTGTCAGGGAGAATTGATCCCAGGCGGGCTCTGGGGGTGGAGTGGGGATCGGTACAGCAATGGTGTTGAAAACTTCCCGATTCAGGACGTACGGATCGCAAGATTGCAGGATCTGCGTGGCCGGGTCGTGGGGGGCGTCACTGAGGATTGGCTGCGCGTTGTATGCAGTCAAGAATGCAGCATTGGGGCCATTGCCGGAAAATGACGTGTTGGGCCATAAGTCAGCGGCTGAGCCATGAGCCGTGATTGCGCCGTTGGCAAGGATGGCGTAGGTCATGGGATCGCGGACGCATAGGCGTTGATTAAGTTAGTGACGCGAGCGTCAAGAAGTGCAAGGTCTATGGATTCACCAATGGAGTAAAATTGTAATTTTGCAGAACTATAGCCGGTTGATACATTGCCAAAAACAGTTATAGACGAAGTTGTAGGAGAGACGCTAGCGGCTGTAACTACGACATTTTGACTATTGCCACGGCCTGTCACACTTGTAGAGTTATTTCTATTTATTCCTATAAAACCTGTTCCGTTTACGCCGGAAATATCGACCGAGTCACCAGAAAGGCGCTGCCCAATGGACGTTGCGCTTCGTGATACAAAATTGGAATTACCAGTTCCGTTGCCTGAACCCATATACCAACCACCAGCTGTCGAACTTATTACGCTTGCATATAGTGAAAAATGCCTGCTATTTTGAGGATCAGCATTATTGTTACGGTTGCTGTTTATGTATTTGCTTGATCCATTGCCCACTAGCCCCGTCTTGCGATTGTAATCACCGCTCACGAAATTAAAATTTGTCGGTGCAGTCCCCACCAGTGGCACCAATGCACCGGCCAATGAGCGGGCACCGGCCAAGATGCAACTTGCCTTAATTGCGTTCCAAATACCGTCATCTTTACAGCCAACAACAAAAGCATTGATGGCAATTTTGACGTTAGCTTCCAGCGCCTGGCCATCTGCTGCTTCTACGGCAGCAATGTAGGCGAGCGCATTGGTGTCGCCTTTTTGAGCCGCCCTCAACAAATGCCCCCTCATGATCCAGTCCCCACATAAGCAATGTTGACAACACTGCCAATCTTAAATAGTTCAAATAAGGTATAGCCAGTTGTTGCTAAAATTGGAGCCGTTGTGCCACTGATGAATGTTCCGACTGATGTCCATGTAATTGCAAACCCGGTGCCATCGTCTACGCATAACAACATGGACTGCCCAGCGATAAAATTGGTGGCGACTGGAGTGCGATTAGCGCCTAGGGTTACAACCTGAATTGGGCCATTGGCGGGATCAATCGCAAACCCGGCAGCGTCGGTGATTGTGTAGACGGTTTCTTTAACGTTGCCTAGTGTCTTACTGGTTAGGGTTTGGGTGTCGGTCGTGCCTACTAGAGCGCCAAAAGGCAGTGTGCCGATTCCCAGGTTTGATCTTGCCGTTGCGGTATTGCCAAGGTTTGCTAAATTGTCGGCATTATTTAACAGCAGTCGTTCAACATTACTGGAATCCCTGTATCGAATCGTGTCACCAGAGCAATAGGCGTGGCCTGCTGCTGTGCCAGCGGTGTTCGGAAGCAGCAGGGAAGTGCTCGCCGATAAAGCGGTAAAGCTTCCTGCCGCTGCCGTAGTGCCGCCAATGGCGCTGGGGTTGGCACGGTCAAACGCATTCAACACTGACCCCGTGAACGACAGACCGGTGCCTAGGTTGATCTCCTGCAGGCCACCTACGCCCGTTGAATAGCGGCCAGCCAGGACTAAGCCACTAGCGGTTATTCCCGAAAAATTGACAATTCCAGCTCGCGCTGCACCGATGTTTGTCCTGGCAGCATCGAAGTCCAGTAGGTCGGACAGGTTGTTGGCTTTGGCGGCAGCTCCAACATCTGCCGCCGAGGGCATTGCATGTCGGTGATCGCTGCGACTGGCTGCTGTGCCGGTGCCTGCTGCTGCGGTGCCGAGGGACTGGGGAGTGGCGTCAGAGAGCGCAACGCCCGCTCCAGGGGGCAGAATCCTGACAACAGCAGGGCCGCTGTTGTTCGTGATCCTGACAACCGCAGGGGTGCTCATGGATCCCTCCTGCTGCTGCGCAAGGCCACCGTTGCTAATCCAGTGGCCAAGAAGTTGTCATCAGCCTGGGTGGCGCCAGGTGGCACCATCAGGCAGTCGTACCGGTAAGCACCACCGACCTTGAGGGTATTAACGATTGCTTCCGGCAAGATCAGCCGCACCAAGCCCTGCGCTGGCGTGGTCTGCACAGTCACCGGATAGATCGTCCGGGCTTTGATGTCGCTGACAGTTGCATTCACATCCCATCCCACAAACGACCATGGCGTGGTCTGGGCGGTATCACTGAACAGCTCAAATACCTTCAGAGCATCAATCCCCTGCTCCATCCCCCAGGTTTCGTTTTCGACCCAGGCCATACTTCAACCTTGCTGCTCCAGCTTTCCGTCCGTCGCACCTCTCAACGCAAAAGGGCCCGAAGGGCCCCAATGCTTGAACCGCCTATGGGTTCACTCGCCGGGAACCAGGTACACCGTGTTGGTGCCAGCCGGAGCGGCGGCGCCATTGGTCACGGTGCCAGTCGCCGAAGCGCTGGTGATGTTGCTCTGGGTCGAGGCGTAGCTGAAGGTGGTGGAGGCCACCGCCGTGATGGTGAAGGTGCCATTCACCAGCGGGTTGCTGCAACCCACAGTGACGATCTCACCGACCAACATCGTGTGGGCAGCGGACAGGGTGATCGTGGCCACGTTGGAGGTTAGGGCCACGTTGCTGATGGCCAGCGTGCCGGTGCCCGGGCGAAGCCGCACAGCAGCCACTCGAACATCACCGGTCAACGAACCAGCGGCCTTGACCGCCTCACGGATCTGCTTGCCGCTGACGGCGACCTCGTTGATCTGACCGGCGGTAACGGTCACCACACCGATGTTGGCGTAGGTGGAGGCGGAACTGAGGGCAGCACCCTCAGCCACGTTGGCAGCCTGGAGCACGTAGCCACCAGAGGCGCCAGAACCACCGGCAGCGACCAGCTTCCATTCATCCTGGGCAGCCAGGTTGGTGGTGAGCAAGCGAGCGGCGCCGGTGCGGGTTTCGGCAGCACGGCCACGGGCGCCGGCTTTGACGGCACCAAGAAGGATGGTTTCAGCATCCACTTGATAGCCCCTTCGGGGGGCAAGTCCAGTAGAACGAGCCATTAGTCAGTACCTCAGGAAATGGATAGATGAAGCGATGATTAAGCGGTCACCGCAGCATCGGTGATCCCGTAGGCACGAGCGGCAGAACGACCATTCATGATCGCCATCCCGATCGACCAGTCAATCCGGGTGCGATCGACGGGAGCATCAGGCACTTCGCCGAACTCCTTGATGTCGATGCCGTAGCCCTGGGCGGCAGGGCCCTGGATGCCGGTGGTTTGCAGATCACCAAACGTCACGCAGTAGATACTGGTGGAGCTGGAGGTTTCGGTGAAACCTTGGATCTGCGTGTTCTGGGCATTGGTGTCGGTGACAACAATGCGAGCATCGTTGTACATCGTCACCCGACGACCAAAGGCATCCTGCTCAAAACTGATGAAACCACCGATGGAAGTGTTGCGGGCGGCAGTAGTAAGGCGCCGACGCATCTTCTTGTTCATCAGCAGGATCTTGTTGTCGCCATCGACAGCATCGATCAGTTCATCAAGAGCCGTCAGCGACAGGGCGCCGTTGACGTTGACCGCTTGGGAGCTGCCCGTGTTGACGCGAACCTTGAGGCCATCAAAGGCACGGGGATCACTTGACTCATCGCCGTTGATCACGTAGTCCTCGAAAGTGAGGCGCATGGAGCGCACCTTCATTTGGATCTGCTCAGCCTTGGCCTGGGGCCCGTAGTTTTTGATGCGCTGGATGTCCACATCGATGTCGCCACCGAAGAACTTCAGCCGCTCATACTGCGGATTGATGACACCGTAGGTTTCGTCGTAGGTTTCGTTGTAGCCACGGAACCCAACGGAAGGAAGCTCAGCTTCCACGGCATAGTCCAGACCGCCCTGCACATTGCGGAACGGCATGATGCCGATCAGTTCAGATTCAGCCAGTTCACGAATAACGGCCACCCGTTGAGGATTTGTCTCCTGCTTGGCAGCCTCCAGAATGGTTAGTCCCATGGGGAAAATTCAGGTGAAGGTCGGGGGTGGCATCACGCCGGTTAATTCACCGCAAGGCATCACGCCGTGCTGATTGATTTGGGACCGGCCTGGGCATCACGCCACCGATCGGTCCCTGTTGTTGGAACTTTCCGGGTTCCTAAGCCGCGCCTCCGAAGGCATCGGAGAACAGCGAGCCGAGGGGCTGGGCCATCAGGTCTCTGCCGGTGCTGACGCGGCCATCACGGCTGCTGCGGGCCCCGCCGCCGGTGCCCATGGCGGGCTCAAAGTTGCGGCCCCACACGGGATCGGATTGCAGGCGGCCCAGCCACTTGGTGGGTTCAAACCGCTTGCCGGTTTCGGAGTCGATCTCCGGGTTGCCCTTGGCATCAACTACCACCAGGGCACCGTCCTCGATGCGGAAGTGAGCGCCGAAGCGGGACCACACCGAATCAAAGGGGGTGGAACCATCAATGGTGCTGGCCACCATGGAGCCCTTGGCGCCGATGAAAGCCTTCTCGGCCTGCACTCGGACCAGCTCCCGCTGACGGGCCTCCCGTTCGGTTTGCAGCTCAGCGTTGGCCTGCTGTAGCTGGGTTGAGTATTTCGACTCGATTGCATCACGTTCCAGGCGGGACCGTTCTTCGATCAGTTGCCGCTCCTGCAGGGCCGCTGCAGCCTTGGCCTCAGCAGCCCGCACGGCGTCGGGATTGGTGGTGGTCAGCTCCTTGAGTTGCGCCTCCAGGGCCCCCAAGCGGCGGTCCTTCTCACGGTTGGCATTGCGCTCACGGTCCAGGGTGTGGCGCAGGCGGGACAGGTCATCGCCCTCGCCTTCGCCAGTGCCACCGGCAACAGCACCAGCAGCACCAGCGACCCCTGTTCCTGTCCCGGTGCCATCTCCGCCTTCGCTACCAGGCTCTGGGCTCTGGAGCAGTTCAAACAATCGAGTCTTCATGCTTCGGGGCATCACGCCCGCGAACTACTTCGGAGCTTTCCGGCTTAGCGGGAGGCCTGTGGCTTAGGTCGCTGGCGGCGTTGCTGCTCGCGTTCGGCAGCGGCCAGGCGGTTAGCAAGCTGGCGGGTCTGGACGGTTTCCAGGAGGGTTTCGATGGAATCGGGCTGGGGGAGGTTAATCATCGAAAACCTACTGTAAACGTATAAATTTAACTGGATTGCCTAAATCAATAGGAAGCTCTAATGTGAAACTTTGGCAATTATCTCCTGACATTGAAAATGCTGGTGGATATGTTGAGCTAGTAACCCAATTAATACTTTTTTCATCATCAACTAAAGCCGACCAAATTTTTATATTTGAAGGATGGTAGAAAAGAGGCTTTACAGAGCTTTCAGGTATTAAATCAAGCTTTATCTTATCGCCGCGTTGGGGCTCAGGAAAAATATCAGAATCAACTAAAATAACTTTCCAATTAAGTTTAACTAGGTACGGAGTGTTCGGGTCTGGCTCATAAATATAATCCCAACCGAAACTAAAAAGAAAAGGTATTCGCGTGACCTCGTGTAACTCATAGCGGTTGGCATAAAAATAATTTACGCTAGACTTAATTTGCTCTTGTATATCAGTACCGTTAGACCATACAAACAAGTAAACTACAAATTTATCAACACCTGGATTTTGAATATCACCGATTGTAATTCCGTTAAGCTTTACTGTAACATTGCCAATTTGACTATAAGACACACCAGTTGTAGCTACATAGCTTGTTGGTGGAACATTTCCAAAATTAAAAACGGTTGTATATGAAGCGCCTGAAATGTACTTTGTGCCATATTGCCCACCAGTTACAATAGCTATGTAAGGCGTATCACCAGACAACACAAAACTTGGTTCGTCCTTTCTCCTTATTGACAACGGCCCAGGTCGCAAGCTGTCCGCTCGCTTTTCTTCACTTCCCCCGCAGTTCTCAACGGCTCGTTTTGCCTTTGCTCGGTTCTTCAGAATCCGGCACTTGACCACCTCCAGGATGTTCCAGGGCACCGGGTCGATGTCAACGATCAGGCTCATCCCTGAGCCAACAGCAGCACGTAGGTCTTGCTCTGCCCAGATTGCAGCGTCTCCGGGCCCGGCAGCAGCACCACCCGATCGGGATAGGTTCTGCTGTCCACCTGAAGGACGATGGCATCAAACGTAAAGCCAGCGCCAGTGGCAGTCAGCCCCATGGTGAACGCCGGTAGCTCGTACCTTGCGTTGCCACTGTTCCAAGCACCGGCCCCGATCGTGCCGGTCAGCTCGGCATAGCCATTGCCCGCCGTGAGCTTCACCGCATTCCAGGAGCTCATCAGGCTGGCCTGAGTCAGCTCCGTGCCGTTGCGGTAGGCCAGAAACATCCGGTAGGACTTGCCCTCATAGGCGAGCTGCGCCTGTTTCCCCAGCGCATCCGGCGAGATCAAGACGTCCATGGGTGCCCCTGCTTACCGGAGCTTTCCGCCGTGGCTTTAGGCCGGCGCAGGCAGCGGGATCTCCCAGGTGCTGGCATTCCAGGTCATCGTGCTGGCGCTGCTGACCAGATCGGCGCCATTGTCCACGCAGGCGACCAGCTCATCCACCGACGACGCCCCGCCACGGGCCCTGTAAATCACCAGCTTCCTGGCGGTGATGGTGCTAGTCGCCCAGGTTGCTGTGCCAATCGTGAGGGTGAGCTTGTGGGTTGTGGTGTTCACCGCTGCAGTGAGGGTGACGGTCGCTCCGCCTGCGGTGTAATTCGTCCCGGTCACCTCATTGGTGATCGAGGATCGCTTGCTGTGAGCGCCTCGATCTTCGGTGTAGGCGGAGGTCACCAGCATCGCCTTGTAACTGTGCGTGGTGTTGCAGTTGCCCGCAAATACGTCAGCGATGAAGCTGTCAAAGACGACCGAAGCCATAATTACCTGCCATTACCTCTCAGCTTTCCCAGTCTTTAGCTGTTAGGGAATGGCCCGCCAGGGGGTGTGAAGTTGGCAGTATAACGAGCGTAAGAGGTTAAGCGAACCTCATCTATGTAATGATTGGAATCAGGAGCAAAGACCGTCAATTTATTGTTGTTGCCAAAGGCTTCATTACCAATCGAGCCAATTTGAACGCCATTAATGAAGATCAGGGTATTAGCTCCAGAGAAGAACACAACCGCAAGGTGGAACCAGGTGTCAAGGGGAACTGCAGACGACGACAGGAACCTTGCGCCAATGCCATATTGCTCGTACTCAAGTTTGTTGTTTGATCTGTAATAAATGTAAACTCGTCCCGCCGTTTCATCGCCAAACCTGAAGATGTTAGAGTCTGCATTGCTTGCGCTGGAGCGATACAACCACGCTTCAATTGTGTAGACAGAATTTATCGGAGATGTGTAAGCGCCTGTCCAGTTTGCATCCCCTCCCGTGAACGATGCCGTTCCAAACTTCTTGTTTGCAGTGCTCAACGCACCCGAAACGGAACTTGTCGTCCGTGCATTGGAACTGCTGTCCAGGATTGTTGTGCTGCCGTTGCTGCCATCCATGTGCAGCAACAGGGCAACATTAGAAAAGTACGGATCCCCTGTAGCGCCTGGCGTGAAGGTGGTAGAGCTTGTGACCCAGGCCACGCCAAGGTTCATGCCCACACCGTTGAACCGCTGCCCCGGCGTGAACGTGGTGGATGGCGTCACCAAGGCCACGCCGTTGTTGGGGCTGTTGGTGATGCCGCCTGGCGTGAACGTGGTGGCAGGTGTGACCCAGGCCACGCCGCCGTTGTAACCCTTGCCGTCCGTCCTGACGCCAGGCACGAACAAGGTCACGGAGGTCACCCAGGAGGCCCCAGGCACTGTGGTAGCCGTGAAGCTCGTGAAGGTGCCGTAGGAAACCGCCACGCTCACCAGCGACACGGTGACCGGCGTTGCGTCATAGGGCACCGATAGCAGCCAGGTGAGGGAGCGGCTCACGCTTTCGCGCTTCACTGTCTCGGGCACCGCATCGACCACGCTGTCCACCGTCAGCTCCGCCGCGTAAACATCGCTGGCCACCCCTGCTGTGCCAAGGCTGCTCCAGATGCCTCCCGGTGCTGCCGGGTCAAACCCGTTCGGCGTTGTGATCGTGTTGGCCAGAGCGGGGCTGGCGTTGGTCGTTGGCGTCACGGTCTGCAGGTTGGCTGATGGCACCTGCAGCGGGAACCAATCAACACCACTGGCACCAGTGAGCTTGCCCGCCCCGCCATCGAGCATGGCATCACAGCCAGCGATCAGGCCTTGGGCATCCCAGGCAAAGGTGGTGCCGTTGGCGCGGAACCGGCCCACGGTGCCTGCCGTCTCCAGGTAGATGGTGCCCATGGGCTCACTGGGCAGGTTGCGCAGCTCGGTGGTGATCGACTTGCCGTGGGCCATCCCCGAAAGGATGAAGTAAACTACCTTGCCGTAGAAGTAGGCAAAGCTTCCGCTAGGTACATGGAAGTATTTGAGGCCTGTACCATTGTCACCAGAATCAACCGCTGTCGCTATATAACTATCTGGGCAATACTGCATTTCATATCTTTCTGTTTTTAAGGTCCAGTCCGAACCATAAAGCAACGTGATAATTTGACTTTGAGACTTCTCACCTTCTTTTAAATCTGACTTATCCCAGCCTCCATTAACATTAAGGTCGTTCTGTACGCCATAGAGCCTGTCGTTCTGTTGCCGCAACTTACTCGGCAAGGCAGGGGCCGTCCCGCGCCCGATGTTGACCACCTTTTCGGTGCCGTTGCAGATCAGCGCAGTCATGCGATCAACCAGCGCATAAGTTCCGCTGATCCGAGTTGCATCCTCTGCCCGTTTCAGACCATTCATAATCACGGACGCAGCCGTTTTACCTCCTGCTGTTGCGCCCCAGGCTTGGTAAACAGTGGTAAACTGCAAGGTTAAGTCAGCTTCCTTGTTCTGTTGTTTTTCAACAATCGTCTTTCGTACTAATACAATGCCAGTACCAAGATCGATGTTCTTGTAATTCTCGATTGCCAAACCACCAGCAAAGGCAATCCTTGGTTCGTATTCATATGTGCTAACTTCCACTTCAATGGGGCCATCCTCAGTGATGATGTACTTGTTGAAGCTCTCAGTACGTTTAATCAGCTCCACGCCAGGGTAGGCGGGACTGCCTGCTTCCAGCTTGGATTTCCATCGGGTCGGGTTGGCCGCTCCAACGCATGTCGTAGTGGTCGAAACGGTGGTTGCCACTACGTCTTGACTTTGCTCTTTGCCGTCTTTATCGGTGTAATTTAATGTTTGGTATTGAGTTAATACCTCTGAGATGGAAGCAAATTTAACCTGATCTGATCTTGTCTGATAAACCCCGTTCAGATTCTTACGGTACTCAACCACAAACGTTTCGGCGGGACTGATTGTTTGCTGAAACGTCCACCCCTGTAAGGGGTCGCGCTTTGGATCGTATGGGGGATCATTGGGGTCCGGTGGGCCATAAGGAGGCCACTTGTAAGGTTTATTTGTTGGATTATCAGGCTTGTAGTTTGAATTGCCTTCAATAGTAGGCAGCACCGCCTGCCCAAAGCTGATCGTGATCCGCTCCGGTGGCGCTGGGTTCCCAATGGTCTCGTTGGTGATCGTGTCGTTGACCGTCAGCAGCGGGCCCTTGGTTGTAGGCGCAAGCAGTTGGCGCAGCCGCAGCTTTTCATCAGCATCAATGAAGCCATACATGCCAGCTTCAGCGATAATCGTGCTGGCAATGTTCAGGTATCCGTTGGATACGTCAATCTTGTCAACGGCCTTAACGCCATTGATGGTCGGGTTACTAGCTGCTTGAGTGATCGAGCAGTTGCTCAGGCAAAAAGCCAGCACGCCGCTCAAAAATGAAACAATCGGTGAAGAGCCTGCTGCCGTGTCCACATTCGACCAAGGCGGATCGTTGGCGGCGGCAAAAACCGCTGGCTGCACGAAGTCCCACTTCAAGGTCAGCAGGCATCCGACCGTCAAGGTGGTCTGGTTGTTGATCGGGTCGCTGTCGGCCTTAATCACCCGCAGGCGCCGGGGCAGCCGCGTCAGCTTCCCATCAGGCAACCGCACCCCCAGCTTGATCTCGGTGCCACGGGCGGGCTGGATGAGGCCATTGATCACCACCTCACCCTGCGTGCGCAGCAAGCCCACCCCTGGCGCCACCGGATCATCCGAAAGCTGGCCGCTGATCACAGGGCCCAGATCGCAGAACACCTGGGCGCGGACATCAATCACACCGGCTGGCACTAGGAGGCCCTCCGCTTGAGCTTCACGCTGATGATGTACCGCTCGATCACCGCCCCGCTTGACACGATCTTGTCCCGCTCCAGGCCCAGCTCACCTACCGGCCAGAAGTCCGATGCACCGGGGCGGGCCGCGATGGTGCTCTTGAACCAGGATTGAACCGCCGCCCAGCCGCTGGCATCGGTGACACCCTTGACGTTGCGCACCTCGCTTACTACCAGGGGCCCTCGGGCCACGAAGCCGCCGGTGGATGTGGGCTCCAGACTCGGACCGTCCTCGTAGCCCTCCGGTTGCTCCAGCAGGGCCAGCGTGGTGGCTCCCAAGGTGATGGTCCCGTAGGAGGGGATAAACGCATCGCCGCCTAGACGGCCCTTTTCGTTCTGCCGTAGCAGCACCGCCAGCTGCTGGGTTGCATCGATCAGGGAAAATGACACCTTCACCCACACGCCACCCTCGACTGTTTCGCCCGCTGGTGCCCCGGTGAACCAGCACGCCAGGCTGGTGACGCTCCGGCCATGAGCCGCGCAAGTCAACGCCACGGTGGCCCCCACCGCCCGGCTGGCCAGGGTTGGAGCTTCGGTGATCTTGGCCGCCTGCCAGGCATCAAACAAGCTGCAGCACGTCACCCACTGGGCCGGGGTGCAGAGGCCCGCCACGGTGAACCGCCGCGCCACCAGGCCTTGCTCCGTCTCAGCTTCGGCATAACCGATCGGCTGCGCCTGCAGGTACCGCAGCGTCAGGGTCGAACCGCCATAGCTGAGCTGGAGGGCCATCAGGGCACCCTCAGCGCATCCGCGCCATTGTCTGCGCCAGCCTCAGGCCCGATCCATCGCCCCGCACACCGACTGAAACGTTCCACGCTTTGCGCCTCAGCTCGGCTACTTCCTGACTCAGGTTTCCGACCGCCAGGCTGAGATGGGCCATTGCCGGATCGGGGCCACGCAGCACGCCAGCGCCACCACCGAGAGCACCCGCACCCTTGAGGCGACTGGTCGTGCTCGCCGGGATCACGGTGCCTCGCGAAGGGGCTGTCCAGAGGCTGTTCATGGGCCGGTTGATCAGGGACAGGGCGCCCGATGCCGACAGGAAGGCCTCCTGCCCCAGGCTCATCCCACTGGGGCCATCGTTGACGCGATAGGTCTGGCCGGCGGCGACCGGGCCACCGGTGAAGCGGGCCTCGGGGAGCCCGGATGCGCGGGCGAGGGAGCTGTAGAAGTTGCCTGCCTCATCAGCGGCGTTCTTCATGTTGTCGGCAAGCCCTGCAGCTTGATTCTTGGCCAAGCGGGTGGAGGTTTCCGACAGCTTCATGCTGTCCTTGATGTCGTTGGCAGCGGGGGCGCTTGATTTGCTCAATGCTTGCCCGATCTCAAAGTAGCCCTTGCCGGTGTCCTTCACCTGGAGGCCCACATCCTTGGCCAACTGAGCGAAGGCGGTCTGCTGATCCAAGGGAACCTTCAGGGAGTCGCCGATGCTCTTGAACTCGTTGCCAAGGCCCTTGACGGCCTTGAAGGTGCCATCAGAGGCCAGGGCCAGGCCCTTGGCGGCAGCTTCGGCTTTGATGTTGTTCTCGGCAGTCTGGTTAGCGGCATCGGCACTTTGCCGTTCAAGTGGCTGGATCTGAGCAAGGATGTCCCTTTTGGAGTTGGCCACCTCTAGGTCAATGTTTGCAATATCCAGCGCATTTTGAGCCGTTGCTATGGCTTGCTGATCATTTGAAAGTTTAGCTGTAGACAAGTTTATTATTGCTTTGTCTATTTCTGCTCTTGCCTTCTTTGCCGCAAGATCAGCCTCAAGCGTTGCCTGTTGCTGCTGCAGCGACAGTAGATTGCGCTGTAGTTGCTGTTGCTGCACTAGTGCGTTGTATTTATTATTTAATGCCGCTAGTTCAATCCCTCTACCCACACGCTCAAGCTCAAGTATTTCACGCTGACTGGCCCCGCGTTTTTGTGCTTCCTGTAGTTGATAACTGTTGAAGCTCTTAACAATACTGAAACGTGATTCTTCCAGACTGATCAGCGACTGGCCAAGGTTGATAGCAGATTGCTGAACGGTGACGCGACCTTCAATCTCGGCCTGCAGACTTCTTCCTACTGCTTCGGCTAGTTGCCCTTGCTTAACAAGCTCTTTGGATTTTTGCTCGTTTTGTTGCTTTGCTAGGTCAAGACGTTGTTTTTCTGCTGCTGCTAATTGATTCACTTCGCCTACGGTATCCCTATTTGCCGCCCTAAATTTAATTGCTTCATCAATTAAACCAGTTTGAATCTTTCCAAATGTTGCTCCACCCGTATTGAGCTGCCCAAACCAATCACGACTAGCCCCTGTGTTTGCAATAGCATTACTAAGCAAGTTCTTAGCTTGTTCATTTGTTAGGCCGTATTTATTTTGAATTACTCCTATTTGAGTAGCTAAAGCTCTTCCTTCATCCAAAGTTAGACCGAACTTTTGGGCTAGGTCAAACGCTGCGCTTTCAGCCTTGAAACCTTCCAGAGCGCCAGCAAGGGCTTGGACCCCTTTGGTGACAGTCGGCAGCAGGCTTGTGCCAAAACTGGCCTGCAGATCAACCCATGCGTTTTGCAACTTGGCGAAGTTTTGCGCCGCTGTTGGCACGCCACCAGAATTGGCGGTCAGCTCATTTAGGCCCTTGGTCAGTGCTGGGAAGAACTCAGCCGATGTGAGTTTTCCCGATTCCACCAGTTTGATCAGTGCCTGCTGACTAATCCCGAGGCCCTTGGCAGTGGCAGCTAACGCAATCGGGAGACGTTCGCCTAATTGCCCTCTCAGTTCTTCCATTGCCACTGTGCCTTTAGAGGCCACCTGTTGCACCGCCAGCAGGCTGCCGCTAATCTCATCATTTGACAGGCCTAGTGCCTGGCCAGCCTTGGCAATCGCAGCAAACAGATCCTTCTGTTGCTGCAATGGAACTCCGGCTGCTGTTGCCGCTGCGGTAAAGCTGCCGAAGTTGTTGGCCAAGTCCTTGAACGACAGGCCAAGCTTGTCAGACGTCTCACGGGCAAAGCTTAGGGCGCCAGCCGTTCCCTGGTTGCCGAGGGTATTTGAAAGCTTTTTGCTGATTGTTTCCAGCTCCATGGCCTGCTGGATTGATCCCTTCAAGAACCCAACCACCGAGAAGCCAACCCCAAGGGCTCCCAAGGTCGAAAGCACACCACTGAGAGCCTTGGCTGCCACACTGGTCTGCCCCAGCGCCTTGTCTACTTCCCGTTGAGCAGCAGCAAGCTCGCGTTGTGCCTGCTTAAACTCCCGTGAACCAATGGTTGCTTTCTCAACCGCTTGGTTCAGCTCATTCAACCGACCACGCAGCCCGCTGATCGTCTGATCGCTGCCGCTAAAACCCTGCTTGAACTGCTCCCCTGCCTGCTTGCCCTGCTGCCCGATCTGCCGCGAGGCGTCGAGCACACCCTTCACGTCGGCTGTGACCTTGACGACCCATTCATTCCTTGGCATATCAGCTCTCCGGTGTCACGACGTACTGGGTGGGGTTGGTCCAGCTCAGGGAGTACTGATCGAGCACCCCAAGCCCGCGCCCTGGAGGGTCACCACCGATCGGCACCGCACGGCAGCCAGGCAGCAGGGCGATGATGCGCTGGGTCAGCGCCTGCAGGGCCGTCATGCCACCAGCGGGTGACCACTCGGACACGTAGATCCTGAACTGCGGGTTCAGCCCCGTCTCGCCGGTGAGCAGCGCCTGGGTGGCGTAGTCCGGGTTGGCCATGATCACCACCTCCAGGCCCGTGACGGCCACACCCTCGGGCAGGGCCTCGTTTCGCCTGATCACTGCGATGGCAGGAAGGGAAGCGCCGCCCCTTGGGGTGTAGGTGCCCAACGCCGCCGAAACCACGGCATCGGCCGCCAGCAGGTCGTAGATCTCTTGGGCGGTGGTGGGCAGTGCCATGCCTCAGCTTTCCCGGAGAGAGCGAGAGGATGGTCACAAAAAAGCCCCGGCAAAACCGGGGCCACATCATCAGGATCCGCTCTACCACTTAATCTTCGAACTCCACCAGGCGGCACTCATCGGGCCCTTGGCGATGTTGTCGGCATGGCGGGCCTTGAAGCTGGCGCGGCGGGCTTTCTGGGCCTCGGTGCGGGGATGTTTCCCAGCACCGCTCACCCCTTGCTGCCCGAACCGG